TCAAGCTACTGAATTTTTCTGTGAAATTGTTGAACGGTGGTATGAAAAATCTACAATATACGACGAGAATGATAAACAAGCACGATATGCCATAATGCAAGCAGTACGGAATTCACTTCATATAGTGAGTGGATGGGTATGTGAAACTTTCACAGGAAATAATGATGGTTTCTTTCTTACAGATGTATATAATTCTATAACAAATGTATTTTTTAATATAGCTTCTTTTGCAATGGCTCATAAAGCAAAATTTGGAAAATTGCCTGATGTGGGTATGTATCAACAACATGTTGATACACTTACATATGGGGATGATGTTATTCATGGCGTAACAGATTGGGCTTTACAATTTTTTAATCGCGAAACTTGCTCTAAATACATGAGTCCAATGGGAATTAAGATCACTTCAGCTCAAAAAGATGGAACCCTTAGACCTTTTGATAAAATAGAAGATTTAACATTTTTAAAATCTAGTTTTGTTCGTGAACCCCGATTTGATGTAATATTAGCCCCTATGCCAAAAGAAGTTATTTATAAAGAATTAAATTGGTTTTCATCCACATGTTTATCAGATCCGACAATTAGGAGAGATGTAATAAATGGAGCTTTACGACATGCAGCGCACCATGGAGAAATTTTTTATGAAAATTTAAGGAAAGATATTGAGAAAGTTATTCATGAAAAAGATCCTTTAGTAGCAGCTCGATGGGTTCAACATCCTTGGATTCATCAAATAACTGAAATTGCTGAATTACAGCAACTTTTTGCTCAAGAAATGAAAGTAAAAGATGGTCATAATGAAATTGATACTACTGATAATGATTTTGTAGATAAATATTTAATTACAGAAGCAGAACTTAAAGGAAATTTTAATCAAAATTCCCCTATGTACCAGAAAATTCCTACAGTCGATGATGATCTTTTTGAATCTCCAATTCCTAACACAGTAGCAGCTATAACTCCCAATGCCACAATTGCGTTTAGTGAAGCAATTGTAGTAAAACGAGCAACTAAAGGTTTAAAGCATGCCTTTGGCTTAGGGCTTGTAATAAATCTTCTTCAAGGTTTGTCTTTAACTGTCGTCTCTGGAATAGTGTCTCTTTTTATAACAGGTTTAGTACAGTGGAGTGGGACAGGAATCAGAACAGCAATTATTAGAAAGAAACTTTTACCTTTTAGGATTACAAAAATTTTAATGCAACATTTACCAGTTTTTGGCGCTCCTATAGCAGAGGAAATTTGTTTACCAAATTGGGAACATAAATTAGTAATGGGTTTTTCAGAATTCTTTTTATATATCATTGGAGGCGTACCAGTACACGTTAGAATATTACCTTTAATGATGCATGTATTTAATGCTTATTTAGCATATAAAGGAACTTGGACAATGCCTATAAGAATCTTCTTCCATATGTTGTTTAATATTAAAGCAGTAGATTCAACGTGGACAGGGAATGAATATTTAGAAATAAAGCAAGTTTATGATCATTTAAAAATGGTTTCAAATTATGGTGATAAAACAGTTCAGAAAGAAATGGATGCATTAAAAATGT